GGGCATCAAGGCTGGCTGGGGCATCAATGCTGGCTGGGGCATCAATGCTGGCGAGGGCATCAATGCTGGCGAGGGCATCAAGGCTGGCGATGGCATCAATGCTGGCGATGGCATCAAGGCAAAAACCTTCATCGACTGCAAAAAGCGCATTTTTGCTGGGCTATCTCTTTTCCATACCAGCAAGAATTGCATCAAAACCATTGAATGTGCAGAGCTGCGGAATGGTGATGTTTGCTTTGGTGATTTGGTCATCGTGAAGCCAGAAGCCGAAAAGAGTGATAGCGAATGAATAAATACCGCAGCAGAAAGATTACCAGAGACGGTGAAACCTTTGATTCCATCAAGGAATATAACCGCTGGAAGGAGCTGAAGCTGCTTGAGAGAGCTGGAGAAATCACGGAACTTCAGCGTCAAGTGAAGTTCAAGCTGATTCCCACGCAGCGTGAACCGTGCAGCGAAATTGACAAGAAGGGTTGTTTTAAGAAGGGCAAGATTCTTGAACGTGAATGTTCGTATATCGCTGATTTCGTGTATAAGAACAGACTTGGCTTTCAGGTTGTCGAAGACACAAAAGGCTTCAAGACGAAGGACTACATCATCAAGCGAAAACTGATGCTTTGGTTGCATCACATCCAGATTCAGGAGATTTGAAAGGAATACATAGAAATGACCATCAATGAATATCAGGCGCTTGCAATGCGGACTGCAAGCGGAATGAACTATGAGCATCACGGGATGCTGATGAACGGCGCTTTGGGCCTGTGCGGCGAATCCGGCGAAGTGGCTGACATCGTAAAGAAAGCCACTTTTCAGGGGCATGAACTGGACATCAACCATGTTGCGAAAGAACTTGGCGATGTTGCATGGTATCTCGCCGTGTCTGCAACAGCTATCGGCGTTGATCTGGAAACCATCTTGAAGATGAACATTGACAAGCTGAGGAAGCGTTACCCTGATGGCTTCAGTTCAGAGCGGTCACAGCACCGGGAAGCAGGTGATGTTTGATGAACTTTACGAAAGCACAGAAAGAAATTGTCAATGAACTTTTGCATGGGCGGCGTGTTGGCGGATTCAACATTGATGAAAAAACCGTCCTTGTCTCCCCTGATGGCTACAAAGCCTATATTTTCCCGGTTGCATCTGTAATTTTCAGCCTTGATAAAATCAAAAAGATCACGCCTATCCCTGTTGCAGAAATCGTCAAGGATGAAAACGAATTGCGTCTGACACCTGATTTTCGGCTTTTGGACAGTTTCAGAAATCAGATGGTAAGGCGGCTGAAAGGCAACGGAAAAAACGTCTTTGTCAACATGAAATTCCTTGAATGTTTCCAGAATCCACAGTTCTTCCAAGATAAAAACAAAATCGGCACTGTTGTTGTTACTGAAAAATCAGATGGTAAGAACATTCCTGTCGGAATCGTCCTTCCTGTCCGTTGCACATGGGATGACGGCAGCTATTACAGCGATATGGAAAGGGCGTGACAGCATGGAACAGTGTTGCGGAACCTGCAAATACCATCACCACGAAAGCATTGATGATGGTTGGGTGTGCGTCAATTCTGACAGCGAATATTGTACGGATTGGACGGAATACGAAGATTCCTGTCCTGAATGGGAAGGGCGTGGCTGACATGGATAATCCCTATTGGGAACGCATTTGCAAGCTTTCTGAGCGTCAGAGGGCAAAGGGTATGGAAACATACGGACAAGGGCTTGAAAACAATCCTGCGGCGATTGTGAGCCGAATTGAATACCTTCAGGAAGAACTTGTGGATGCGCTCATGTATTGTGAGTGGATCAAAGACAAGCTCGCTGAATTGGAAGGTGAAAAACGTGATTAAGATTGTTCCGGTCAAAGGCTTTGAATCTTATTCCGTTGATGAAAAAGGGAATGTTTTCAATAGATACGGAAAACGGTTACGTCCTGAATTGTCACGGAACGGATATTTGTGTGTAAGCCTGTCAAATAAGAGCCTAAAGCACAAAAAGTTCTTGATTCATCGTCTGGTTGCTGAAGCCTTTATTCCTAATCCAGAAAACAGACAGCAGGTCAATCACAAGGATCAAGACCGCACAAATAACAAAGTAGACAATCTGGAATGGGTAACACCACTGGAAAACCTGAATTACAGCAACGTTATTGAAAAAGCAAGCATTGCAAACCAGAAGAAAATCATGTGTATTACCACTGGTGTTATATATGATTCGTTCAAGGCGGTCAAAGAAGAACTTGGACTATCACATTCCAATTTGGTCGCTTGCTGCAATGGCAGACGAAAAACTTGCGGGGGGTTGAAATGGAAATATCTGAACTGATTAATAACTTCAAGGTATACGGTCTTGAAGACAGCGTGAAAGCAAGCAAATATCCGATGGCTGTTGACATCAACAAATGCACTTCAGAAATTACGGACAGAACAAAGAGCCTTGCCGGGTGTACTACCGGGACAGGGCATGACCAATTTCTGACAGGCATTATCGTTCAATTCGATTTGACTTTCACAATCAAGGCGTGGGTTGAAGGTGAACGGTATCACTTTCTTGATTTCGTGTCCAGTCAGTCTACCATGCACCGTGTAGCAAAGTTTGACATTGGAAGGCAGTGCATCAGCTATGTGAAGCAGCAGACCATTGATCTGTGTAAAGAGTTGGTCGGCGAATACAATGCTGATCCGACACCAGAAAACTATCTGACACTGCTATATAACATTCCTGTTGGCTTCCGACTGACAGCACGAATGACTACAAATTATAGGCAGTTGAAAACGATCTATCAGCAGCGGAAGGCACACAGACTTCCTGAATGGATAACTTTCTGCCGCTGGATTGAAGCACTTCCTTATTCTGAACTGATTACTGGTGAAAAGGAGAATGAAAAATGAAAGAGATGAAGACCAACCATCAGACCGGGTATCACAAGCCTGTAAAGAACGTTACCACCAACTATCCGAAAGATAGCCACAAAGCTTTCTGCAAGCGGTGTTTGGGTTACAACGGCGGTTGCCCTGTGACTGGTACTCCCGTTCCTTCCAGACGTTGTGAACTTTAATCGAACAGGACACCTGCCCTGCTACGGTGGGGCAGGTTCACTAAAGAAAGGATGATGCACCATGACAAAAGCGACACAATCAGACCGGGTGCTTGATTATATCATCAAATATGGGAGCATCACGCAGCTTGAAGCCCTGCAAGATTTGGGTGTGATGCGCCTTGCATCAAGGATTTCGGATTTGAAAAAGCAGGGCTATCCAATCGCAAGCACGGTCGAAGCTGTCAAAAACCGCTATGGCGAAAACTGTTACATCAAGCGTTATAGCATCGCGGCGATGCGAGAAAGTCGGGATGAAGATGGCGAGTGATGTGAAATGGATCAAGATAACGACCGATATGTTTGACAACCGAAAAATCAAGCATTTGCGCAGGTTGCCTGACGGAAACAACATCGTCCTGATTTGGGTAATGCTTCTGACACTGGCAGGACGTTGCAATTCAGGCGGCATGATTTTTTTGACAGAGAACATTCCATATACGCCTAAAATGCTGGCTGATGAACTGGGCTTTGAAGAATCCACGGTACAACTTGCTTTGAATGTAATTGAACAGCTTGGCATGATCCAGACCAACAGCAACGGTTTTCTTGCTGTAACTGGTTGGACAGAACATCAAAACATCGAGGGCATGGAAAGAATCCGTGAGCAAACAAGAAAAAGGGTTCAGAAGCATAGAGCAGAACAGAAGCTTTTGCAAGGTAACGTTACTTGTAACGTTACAGAAACGCAGAGTAACGCAATAGATATAGAAGAAGATAAAGAATTAGAAAAAGAAGAATTACCTAAAGGTAATTCTAAAAAGCCCATCAAGCACAAGCACGGTGAATATAACAATGTTCTGCTGACTGATGAAGAACTGGACAAGCTGAAAGCTGAATATCCTGACTGGCAGGAACGAATTGAACGGCTGTCTTCCTATGTTGCATCTACCGGAAAGGCTTATAAGAGCCATTACGCAACAATCAGGAATTGGGCCAGAAAGGACAAGGAGCAGTCAAAGGGTGCTTCCGTTGCCGATTATGGCAACCCTGAAGATTTTTACAAGTGAGGTGATCTGAATGAACATGGAAAACGTCATTGATAGCCTGTCTGCAATCGTTCCTACGGACAGCGACACGCACATGGGGGACGATGGCCTGCTGTACTGCAACCGATGTCACACGGCAAGACAAAGCCGATTTGAACTGTTCGGTAAGATCAGAACGGTCAACTGTCTGTGCCAGTGCATGGCAGAAGAGCGGGACAGGCGCGAAGAAGAACGAAAGCAGCGGGAATACATGACAAGGGTAATGAGCAACCGCGCTGTCGGCTTCCCCGACAAGGAACTGCTGAACTGCACGTTTGATACTGACGATGGAGCGATGCCAACCATCACGAATGCGATGAAGGCATACGTTGACAACTTTCAGACTTTCAGAAAAAGTGGAAAGGGCCTGCTGCTGTATGGTGATGTAGGAACCGGAAAAACCTTTTACGCCGCCTGCATCGTCAATGCTTTGATCGACAGGGGCCTTCCCTGCCTGATGACTAACTTCTCACGGCTGACAAATCAAATCGCCGGAATGTGGGAAGGAAAACAGGAATACATAGACGGCTTGAATATGTTTTCGCTGGTGGCGATTGATGATCTTGGCGTGGAGCGTGACACGGAATACATGAATGAGAACGTCACTACCATCATTGACAGCCTATACCGTGCAAAGGTTCCAATGATTATCACCAGCAACTATACACCGAAGCAACTGACAGAATCGTGTGAGATTAGAAAAAAGCGCGTGTATGACCGGATGCTGGAGCGTTGTCATCCCGTCAAGGTGAACGGCGCTTCCAGACGCAAGGAAATGGGCCGGAATGATTTCATGGAAATGAACAAGCTGCTTGGACTGTGAGGTGAAACTGATGAAAAGCTTTGAAGAGTGCCTTCGTGAGCAGCACGCCGTTGGCGTAATGGAATGGGCCAACCAGACGGACAAGCGAATCTTGCGGCAAGTGACACGAGAGCAACGGAAGAAGCAACGCATGAACATATTCGCGCTGGCTGTTATTGTCTGGTTTGTGTCTGTTTGCCTTATTGTTGCGTTCTGCGCAACGAGAAAGTCTGACGTGATAGTTGACACCCCTAAACCGCAAAACGCCGTACAGAGCGTTACAGAGCCAAACAAGGATGGTCTTGTTTGCAGCTATCCAGAATATGAGACAGGCTACCGTTCAGATGTCCCATTGAGCGGAAAAGAACAAGGCTATCTGTACGCGGCCTGTGAAGAAGCCGGAATCGAGTATGAACTTGCACTGGCTGTTATTCGTCAGGAAACAAATTTTCGGAATGTCGTTGGCGATGACGGAAACAGCATTGGCTATATGCAGATTCAACCGAAGTGGCACAAAGAACGCATGGAACGACTGGGCGTGACAGACCTGATGGATGCAGAGAGCAACTTCCGCGTTGGCTGTGACTTCCTCGCCGAACTATTGGACAAGTACACGCTGGAAGAAGCCCTTACAGCTTATAACAGCGGTAAAGCAGGACAGAGCGCTTATGCTAAAAGCGTCATGGGATATATGGAGGAATACAATGGATGAATACATTGATCGAGAAGCGCTATTGGAGGAAATAGATGCCGCGATGGATGCTGACGGAATGGGATTTGTAGTAGGTACTACGTTAAAACGGTATCTCAAACGGCAGAAAGTCGCTGATGTCACGCCCGTGGTTCGGTGCAAGGATTGCAAATGGTATCAGGAAGGCGAAAAGTTATCGCCGAACAAGTTCTGCTTCCGCTTACAGCACCCGACTGAAAACAGAAAAATCGGTTACAACTTTTCACCAGATGATTTCTGTTCTTATGGCGAAAAGAAGGACTGTGACGGCAATGGGTAACTTCACCTGCAAGGGCTGTGAGAAGCGGCACGTTGGCTGTCACTCTACTTGTGAGAAGTACAAGGCAGAAAGCGAGAAGGACAAGCGTATGAAAGCGGAAGCCGCCAAGTTCTACAAGGAGCAACGCGACGCAAACACTTATGAGAAATGCAGAGCGATAAAGATAGCAAGAAAGAACAGCAGAGACGGAAAGTGAGGTATAACATGGTTTGCCCGAAATGTGGAAGCCCAAACAGGAAATGTTTGGATTCCAGACCAGCGCCGGAAAACCAGACACGAAGAAATCATAAATGCCTTGATTGCGGCTACAGATGGAGAACCTATAAGCGAATTTATAGTCCAACTGAGATCGAGAAGGAACGCCATTTCAGACGCGCAATGCTATTGCTGCATAAATCGTTTATGCTGGATCAGGAAGGAACGGTGAAAACTAATGAAACTGATTGCTGTGAATTACCAGCAGCGCAGACTTGAATTTTTCAAGGAACAGCTTGCTTCTGCACGGAGAAAACTTGATTGGGCGATAAGTCATGAAAGCCAATAGGACAAACTTGAAGATAAAGGCGAGATCGTCAGCTTTTATGAATGGGCTGTGATGATGGCAGAACAATCACTGAATTCCGACTTGAATTCGTGCAATGGGGGTGAAACCAATGGAAGCTGAAAAAAGCAATGCTGCAAAGGACTTCCTTCTGCAAGCAAAGAAATGTGAAACAGAGATACATAACATTCTTGCGAAGAAGGCACGGCTTGAATCTCTTCGTGAAAAGACAACTACCACATGGGGAACTGAGCGCGTTTCCAGTTCCGGCAATAACGATAAGCTTTTTGATACAACAGCAAAGATCATGGAACTTGACAAGGAATATGATGAAGCGATTTCCGCATTGAAAGAAAAAGAACGGGAAATTGATGAAGTTCTTGGAAAGGTCAAAAACACAAAGTATCACGAAGTATTGAGCCGGGTTTATATCCAGTATGAAACGCTTGAACAGGTGGCTTGCGATATGGATGTCGGATATAGACATATCGTAAGAATTCATAAAAGAGCATTGGAAGTTGTTGAATCAATTATTTCCGAAGATGTCCTAAAATGTCCTTGTATGTCAAAATCATAGTGCTAAAATGGTAGCATCGAATAGCATATACACAAAGCCTGATAGGGCACTTCCCTATTGGGCTTTTTCTATTGTTTTGCAAATAAATAAGCTAACTGTTTGGCTTTAGTTAGTTTAATTTGAAAGAAAGGTGATGATTGTGGCTTATACTGGTACGGCTTTCAGCAAGGAAGAACAGAGAGAACTTGTTATTGATGCAATCGCTGTTCTACTTGGAGATTATAAGATAACCAGAAAATATGCTGCAATTCTCATTCTGAAAGCATTGCTTCCACGAAAGTTGATGAAAGCAGTTCTTGAAGATGATATTATCTATCCTTTTGACAGAAATGATGGAAGGGTTAGAAAGTGGACTGCAAAAATACTTGAAAAAGGGAAATGCGAAATATGCGGTTCAGAAGAACATTTAGAAGCACATCATATCATCAAGTGGTCGGATTTTCCGGGTGGAAGAATTGATTTGAAGAACGGTCAATGCTTGTGCCATTGGTGTCATACAAAACAGCACTTGCACGATCCGCCATATCACATGATGGCTGCGAAAAAGTATGAATAGTGAAAGGCGGTGAATGACTTGGCATTATCAGTCAAACAGGAAAAGTTCTGCCTTGAATATGCCAAGTCAGGAAACCAAAGGCAAGCATATTTGAAAGCAGGATATAAATGCAAGAATGAAGCGTCAGCAGATGCAAGTGCAAGTCAATTATTAAGAAATCCTAAGGTAAAAGAAAGACTTGCTGAACTGGCAGAAGAAATCAAGAACGCTTCTATTGCCGATGTGACCGAAATGCAGCAAGCGTTGACAAACATAATCCGTCAGCAGATGGATGAAGAAGTTATTGTTGTTGAATCTGTTGGCGATTTTATGTCTGAAGCAAGAACGATGAACAAAAAGCCTGCAATCAAAGATGTTATCAGCGCAATCAATACGCTTGGAAAGATGCAGGGCTTATTTGTTGACAAGGTGCAGCAGGAAGTTGACATGGATTTGAACATCACTGTTGATTACGGGGATGATGACGAATGAACATCAGCGTCAAAGCAAATCCATGCTTCAAAGAGGTTGACCGAAGCCAGAAGCGATATATCGTGATGAAAGGGTCTGCTGGCTCTGGAAAGAGCGTGGACACGGCGCAGAACTACATCCTGCGTCTGATGCGGGACAGGGGCAGGAACCTTGTCTGCATCCGCAAATCCGACATTACGAACCGTGACAGCACCTTTGCAGAGCTTACAGGCGCTATCTACCGGATGTTCGGTGACAAGGCTGAACGGTATTGGAGAATCACACAAAGTCCACTGAAACTGACCTGCAAGGCCAACGGAAACCAGATCATCTTCCGTGGCATGAACGATGACAAGCAGCGTGAAAAGCTGAAGTCCATCACCTTTCAGAAAGGCAAGCTGACGGATGTATGGTGTGAGGAAGCAACAGAGCTGACGCAGGCTGACCTTGAAATCATTGATGACCGTCTGCGTGGTGAACTGCCGGACGGACAATTCTATCAGATCAGATTGACTTTCAATCCTGTGAACAAGAACCACTGGATCAAGAAAGTCTTTTTTGATATTCCGGATGACAATGTGCTGTGTCATCATTCCACCTACCTGATGAATCGCTTCATTGATGATGCGTACAGGAAGCGCATGGAGCGGAGAAAGCTGGTTGATCCTGAAGGCTATCAGATATACGGCCTTGGAGAATGGGGCGAAATCGGCGGTCTGATTCTCCACAACTGGGAAGTCAAAGAGATTTCACAGAAGCCGGAAGACTATGACGATTTTGCAAATGGTCAGGACTTCGGTTTCAACCATGCAAACGTCATCCTTCCTGTTGGAATCAAGGACGATGACCTGTATATCACGAAGGAACTGTATGAATTTGAGAAGGACACCAATGAACTGATTCAGCTTGCGGATCGGTTAGGGATCGACCGCAGAAAACAGATGTGGTGTGATTCCGCAGAGCCGGACAGAATCAAGATGTGGCAGAAAGCCGGGTTCCGTGCCTGCGGCGTGGACAAGGGCGGTTCTGCTGGTTCTGTGAAGGCTCAGATAGACTGGCTGAAGCAGCGGAAGATATACGTCCACCCTTCCTGTGTGAATACCATCAAGGAATTGCAGCAGTGGAAATGGAAGAAGGACGAAAGAACCGGGGAATACTTGGATGAACCTGTCCCCTTTCAGGATGATGCAATGGCGGCGCTTCGCTATTCCGTGGAGGGATGGAGAAAGCGACCGAAAGCAAAGGCAGTCAAAAGGATATGGTAAAGCTATGTGTTCCCATCAGTTCATCAAAATAAACGATGTGTCAGTCTGCAAGCGATGTGGGCTGACATTTTCTTTTGACGGAAAAGTTATGTTTGACAGACGTTTTGTTAATATCAACAAAACATCAAGGAAGAAACGAGGGAAAAGAAATGCCCAGAAGCGAATATGAGTTGTACCCTGATTTTCAGGCGGAAATCGATGAAATTGACCGGGTGGGAATCAGTGATGCACTTCTGAATAAAATCATCGACAAGCACGCCGCAAACAGAATGTACAACTGGAACCTGCATAAGCGGTATGAAGTGCTTGACGGTGAAGTTCCTATCTTCCAGCGGATTCCACGCTTTGACGAAGAAAACCCGGTCAACAACAAAGTCAACAATGATTTCTTCGGTGAAATCGTGGACTTTAAAACGGGCTATTTCGCCGGAAAGCCTGCTGTTTATAGCTATGCTGACACAGTGGAAAGCAAGGAAGACACGGGCGGCGAAGAAGCCAGAGACGAAGCCAGCAAGGCACTTTCTGATTTCGTGACACGGAACAATATGTATGATGTGGATATGGACATCACGAAGTTTGCTGCTATCGCCGGATATGCCGGACGGATGTTCTACCACGACACAGACGGAAACGAACGCTGTATGGCGCTTCCCTCTTATGAAACCATTGTGCTGTCGGAAACAAGCATCATGGAGCCGAAATACGGCATCCGCTACTATAAGACGCTTGGACTGGGCGGAGAAGAAATCTGGAAGGCTGAATTCGATGACGGAAAAATCATCCGCTTCTATGAGGGCTGCGCTGGCGGTCTGACGGAGAAGCCGGAAAAGGCTATTCCGAACCTTTTTGGATTCTGCGCCATTCAGGGCATTCCAAATAACTCCGAAATGCTGGGCGATGTGGAAAAGGTCATGGAACTGATTGACGCATATGACCGCACTGTGTCCGATGAAAACAATGAGATTGACAGCTTCGCAAATGCTTATATGGCGTTTGAGAACATCGAAATGAGCGATGAAGAAATCCGCAGAGGTCAGCGTACAGGCGCTTTCCAATATTTCAGCAACGGCAATCAGCCGGGAAGCATCCACTTCATCACGAAGGACATCAATGACGCTTTCGTGGAGCATCATCTTGAACGTCTGGAAGAGAACATTTACAGATTCAGCAAAACGCCGAATATGGCGGACGAGAATTTCAGCCAGAACGCAAGCGGCGTGGCTATGAAGTTCAAGCTGACTGGCCTTGAAGCAAAATGCGGTATGTTCCAAGCGAAGATGATTACAGCAGGCGTGTATATGTTCAAGCTGCTTGCTGGCTGCTGGGCAAAGAAGCGCATCCCATGTGATCCGCTTCAGTGCTATATCACATTCAAGCGGAACTTCCCTGTTGACCTTCAGAACGAAGCGCAGGCGGTATCTGCTATCATCAGTTCCGGTATGCCGAAGCGGATTGCTTTCAGCCAGTATTCCTTTGTGGATGACGTTGAAGAGGTCATGCAGCTGATTGAAGAGGAAAAGGACGATATCCCGAACCTTTACACAGATACCAAAGAGGATCAGGAAGACGATCCTGACAAGGACGAAAAAACGCCTGAAGGCTCTGAGGATGAAGAAGATGCTGAAGAATAACGCTTCTTCACGATTGGAGGTGCGCAATGGCGAAAGATTACCAGTATTACTTCTCACAGCTTCGCCGGATTGAGAATCACAGAGAGCAGCAGGCCGAAAAGGAAATCAGGAAGCTTTACAAGAAGATTCTGAAAGAAACCCGGCAGTTCATTGCCGAAGAGTATTATCAGCTTGCGGAAGACGGAAAGCTGACATTTGAAATCCTGCGGTCAAAGAGCATGGACGCACGGTTCTTGCAAGAGGTTGAACAGCGGCTTGGAGATTTGTCCATTGACGTTTCCAGAGAGATCAAGCGGACTGTTGAGGAAATGTACCAGCTATCCTATGACGGGCTTAGAAACGCTGTGGAGAAAGGCAAAGACAGCAAGGAACTGCAAACATTCTTCCGAGGCGTTGACACTGCGACAGCGCAAACGGCATGGGCCAGCGTGGATAACACCATCATGGACATCGCTTTGGAAAAGAATCACAAGAACATCATATGGGACATCAAGCGGGAGGTTGCAACGGCTCTGACGGTTGGTGATCGGTTTGACACGATGGCTGACCGCATTGCCGGGAAACTGAACGGCAATTACAAGAAGGCAATCCTGATTGCACGAACCGAAGTCGGACGTGTGCGGGAAGCCGGACATCTTGCATCCGCAAAGAATCTCAATGATGCGCTGGAAAACGGATCATCCGGTATGCGAATGGTGAAGAAGTGGATGACCATGCGGGACGGCAGCGTTCGTGATACCCATTCCCGCATGAACGGCGTTATCGTGGAGATGGACGATGCGTTTGAACTGCCAAGCGGCGTGAAGACGATGGCTCCGAAGCAGAGCGGCGTTGCAAGTGAAGACTGTAATTGCCGCTGCTATGTCAGCTATCAGCTGATGGACGATGAAGAGTTTTTCAAGGCAACCGGGAAGCATTTTTCTGGAAATGTATTGAAAACGGATGAAGATTCTTCTAAAATGGAAGCTGAAAAATTCGCGCCAGCAAAGACAATCAAAGAAGCTGAACAGTATGCAAAATCAAGCCTTGGAATTGAGTGTTCTTATAAGGGCGTTGATATTCAGTGCGCAAATGAAATGAATGCTGCGTTCAAGCGCGGAATTGATTACTGCCCCGCGATCAGAGATAGATTGAAATTCGTTGGTTCCGGTCAGGAGCGCAACAAGCGCTTCAAGAAGGAAATGACGGACTTCTATTTAAGCGACCTGAAAGCCCGTTATCCCGGTCAATCCGATGCGTGGTACAGCAAGTATGCAAAATCGTTTGCAAATAAGACGGTTGGGCGCATTGACGGCAACACATACGCTTTCGCAAGCGGAAGGAAACCTTCTGCGAACGCTATTGTGAACAAATATAGCGGAATCGTTATAAACAATAAATGGGGAGAAAACCCGGAAGCGTTTATCAAGTCGCTGAAACGGTGCGTTGAAATCAAATGGCATCCTGAAGCGTGTGATACGATTGCTTCTGTGTTTGATCACGAAGTTGCACATCAGATCGACTACGCAACAGGGATAAGGGATAACAAAGAACTGAAAGACCTGTGGAATTCCCTGTCCAAGAGCGAAATCAAAGAAGGACTTTCTGAATACGGCGCTTCCAGCATAGCGGAGTTTATTGCGGAAGGTTACTCCGAATTTGTAAACAGCAGCAATCCCCGTAAGATTGCAAGGAAAATCGGTGAAATCATTGAAAAGGCGGTGAAACAGCCATGACGAAAGCTGAATTCGTAAAGATGGCAACAGAATACGGATATTCCAGTGAAGACATTGATGAAATGACCGCTATGGTTGAACAAGCCAGAAATGACGGTGTTCCGATGGACTATGATGTTATCGTACTGACAGAACAGCCGAAATATTAAAGCACTGTGTAATCGCATGGTGCTTTTTTCATGCGCAAATATGTTGAACTGCCGCCTGAAAGGGCGGCTTTTTCATGCCAAAAAATAAGAAAGGATTTGAATAAATGTCTGTTAAAAGTGTAAAAGCAACCATCAACGGACAGGAATACACGCTGACGCTGAACAGCAGCACGGGCAAGTATGAAGCGACTGTGACAGCGCCCAGCAAATCTTCCTTTACGAAGAGCGGCGGCTATTATCCGGTATCTGTGACGGCGGAGGATGATGCCGGAAACACAACCACGGTGGATTCTTCCGATGCTACGCTGGGCGAACAGCTGCGGTTGGTTGTCAAAGAGAAGGTTGCACCTGTCATCGCAATCACCTACCCCACCGCAAGCGCCTATATCACCAGCAACAAGCCGGCAATCAAATGGAAGGTCACGGACGATGATTCCGGCGTGAATTCCGGCACGATCAGCGTCAAGATCGATGGCGCTTCTGCCATTACAAGCGGGATCACCAAAACGGCTATTACGGGCGGCTACGAATGCGAGTATACGCCTTCTTCTGCCCTTGCGGACGGTCAGCACACCGTTCTGTTCAACGCAAAGGATAATGATGGCAATGCTGCCGCTCAGAAGAGCGTCACCTTCACGGTTGATACCGTTGCACCTACTCTGACGGTTTCCAGCCCTGCAAACGGAAGCGTCACCAACACCGCTTCCTGCACGGTTTCCGGTACAACCAACGATGCAACGTCCAGCCCTGTTACCGTCACTGTGAATGGCAAGTCCGTCACGGTCGGTGCAAATGGCGCATTCAGCACTACCATCACGCTGAATGAGGGTGACAACACCATTACCGTTGTCGCTACGGATGCCGCAGGCAAGTCTACCACGGTTACAAGAACCGTCACGCTGGACACCGGAGCGCCTGAGTTCGTATCTGTCACGATCACGCCTAATCCTGTGGATGCTGGAAATACCTATGTGATTTCCGTGTCCGTCACGGATGACTGATGGTAACAAGAGTATGGGGGAAGGCCGATTCGTTTGAATTGGTCTTCTCCCCTTCCGGTGATTCATGGCGTTCATGGGAAGCAAAGGTTCCGGCAGACTTGGAAGACGGGCAGTACATCGTTGAACTGTACTGTGAAGACGATGGCGGAAACACGGCGTTCTGGACTGGCATTCTGTACCTGAACAACAGTGCAAACGTCAAGGTTCGCATTGTTGCGGACAAAATCAAACTGTGGCTTGAAGCGGACATGGAAGCAAAGCTGCAAGATGACTGGAATGTGTGGCTTGAAGAGGAACGGATCAAGCTGAACGTTACCTGCATGGAGTATGTGGGCAGGGGGTGATTGCTATTTTACAGCGTGATTTTATTCTGGGCGAAAAGAAGTACATCAAGTTCAGGGCTACGTCCTGCGACAATCTGCCTGTGGTCATCACCGGAGCACAAAGTATGAACTGTATGCGGATGATGTCACATTCGACAAAGGAAGCTGCATCGTGGACGGAAATGAATTTATGGCGCTGATTGAGCCTGCCGCAGTCGGAGATTATACGCTGGAAGTGGAATACACGGTAGCCCCTGAAACACGAAAGGTCAGGGTGGCTATTCATGTCACTTAATCTGAAAGCGGCAGCACTGACACCCAGCACGGTCTATACTGGCGGACAGTTCATCATCAGCATCGAAGTCTATGACGATGCGTTTGAGTTTGACCAGTATCATACCGAATACAACGAACATCAAGGCTTTGCCGACATCAATCAGACGATGGGCGGCAAAATGCAATAGGTAATATTCAACGTGGGCTGCAAGGCTTCTATTCGGTGCTGTGTGCGCCGTGGAGGGGTTTTGCGGAACTCTGAATATAAATCTGTGGGCTATGGCAAAAGGCCGTAGAACTCAATTATGGAGGTTTTATCAATGACAATCGAGGAACTGAAGAAGCTGCTGGAAGACGGCAAAATCACGAAGGAGCAGTTCAAGACCATGGCGCTTGCGCTTGACCCGGACTTCAAGGAAGATGATCCTGAATCCAATCCTGATGATGGTAAGAAACCGGACATCGAAAAGATGATCCAGCAGGCCGTTGACAGGGCAACAAACAAGCTGGGCAACGACAATAAGCGCCTTCGGGAAGAACTTGACACCATCAAGAAGGAAAAGCTGACTGCGGAAGAACGGGCTGAACTGGAACGGAAGCAGGAGCGGGAACAGTTTGAACAGGAACGTGCCGAATTCCAGAAGGAGAAGAACAAGCTTTACGCTGTCAAAGCAATCAAGGCTGCTGGCTTGGACGATGGAAGTGACAAGGCACTGGAACTTGTGAACTTTGTTATGGGTTCGGACGAAAAGGAAATTGATTCCCGTGTGAAAGCCTTCGGCGATCTGGTGAAAAAGTTTGTCGCATCGGAAGTTGATAAGACCTTCAAGGATGCCGGACGCAATCCGGGCAAAGGCAGTTCCGGCAGCGATGAAAAGAATCCCTATACCAAAGAGTATTTCAACCTGACGGAACAGATGAAGCTTGAAGCCACTGACCCGGAAAAGGCGAAGCGGCTTCAGGCGGCTGCACTTGCAGTCAAATAATTATCACGGACACCTGAAAGGGTGTCTATTTTTATGTGAAAATGGAGGTTTTAACAAATGGCTGATTACACTACTTACAGCAATATGCAGATCGTGCCGTCCAAGTTTACGGACTACACTCTGGATCGTACCACTTCCCTGTCCGCTCTGGTTCGCAGCGGCATTGCAACCGCAGACGGCGTTGTGGCACAGCTTATCAACGGCACGCCGCAGGGCGGACGTTTCATCACCATGCCGCATTTCGATGCGCTGGAAGGCGATGACGATGTGTTCTCTGAGAGCGATGCAAGCGTGAGCAAGATCACCACCGGGGCCTGCAACGCAACGCTTCTGATGCGTCAGAAGGCGTGGGGCGCTACTGACCTTTCCCGTGTGCTGGGCGGCTCTGATCCTATGGCGGCTATCGGCAATCTGGTGGCTGACTGGTGGCTGGAAAAGGAACAGGCAATTTACCTGTCCATCCTGAAGGGCATTCTTGATCCCACCAGCGGTGCGCTGAAGAACCATGTGAACGATATTTCTTCCGGTGAAGGCAATGCTGCCAAGATTTCTGTTGGTGCGGCTCTGGACACGAAGCAGGCCCTTGGCGATCACGCTTCTTCTCTTGGCATGGTGTTTATGCACAGTGCTGTTTACACCGCTCTTCAGAAGAATCAGGACATCGCAACTGAGTATGACGCAACGCTTCAGATTCAGATTCAGACCTATCTGGGCTATCGTGTGGTTGTTGATGACGATATGCCGTACATCGCCTACACTGTGGCGGCAAGCGGTGATGCTTCCGGCGCTATTGCGGTGACTACCGCCAACATCGGTGAGATTCAGCCCCATTGCAAGACGAAGCTGACCGCTGGCACGTCCTATGTGACGAAGGATGCGTCTATCACCTACACCACCTATTTCCTTGGCTCCGGCGCTCTGATCCGTCAGGACGGCACTCCCGCTGGCTTTATCAGCACCGAAACTGACCGTGACAAGCTGGGTGCGAAGGATTACCTTATCAACCGCCGCTGCATGGTGATTCATCCCCGTGGCCTGAGTTGGAACGTGAATGCTTCCTATCCTGATGGCATCTACTATCCGACCAACGCCATGCTGGCAACTCCCGGCAACTGGTCTTTGATTACCAACCACAAGAAGGTTCCCGTTGCCGCTCTGGTTCACAAGATTTGACCATTTTCGTGACATCACGAAAATGATTGAAAGGAGGGTAAAAGATGTCCGCTACATTCTGGAATATGCGTAGACGGGCGGCGGCACAGAAGGCGCAGCAGGAACAGACCGCTGAAAAGCCTGTGGAAGCAACTGAGGAACAGACCGCTGAAAAGCCTGTGGAAAAGCCGAAGAGGGGCAGGGTGAAGAAGGATGACGTATAACCTGACGGGGCTTCCTATCGACACCAGTGACAGCGAAACCCTGATGATGGCGGATGCCGCTCTGTCATGGATCAAGGAGAACACCACCCTTGAAATTGACCCGGAACAGGAATTGCCCTCTAACGTGAAGCTGTTCATTGTCAAGTTCTGCGACCTGATGAGCCAGACTTCCGGCGTTGCGAGTGAAAGCCTTGGAGGAATGAGCCAGTCCTTTACCACGGGTGGGACTGGCTTCCTTCTCTCTGACCTTGCATCACAGTTGTTTGGCTCTGCCTACAAGGGCAGAAACCGCTTTGTGACGGCGAAAAGCAGGTGGAAGTGATGGGCTTCCGAACGAAGACCAAAGTTGACCTGACAAAGCAGATAGAACAGGCAGCAAAGAGCCTTGACGGAATCAGCGTGGAGGTTGGCGTTATCAGGGGAGAACACCAATGGCTGGCTGGTATTCATGAGTATGGATGCACGATTCAGGTGACACCACGCATGAGGGCGTACCTCCATAGAATCGGCGTACACCTGAAGAAAAGCACCACGCAGATTGTGATACCGGAACGCTCTTTCCTGCGAACGGGATATGACGTGAACCGGGAAGATGCGCTGCGTAAGGCGGAACGGCTGCTACCGGACGCTCTGGACGGCAAGCTGTCAGCGGAACAATACTTTGAAACGGTTGGAACGCAGGTGCGGGACTACATCAAAGACTATGCCGTTGAACTGAGCGAACCGCCGAAGAAGGACTGGCCTACCCGTGACCCCGCGAAAACCAATCCGCTTGTCATATCCGGCGATATGATAAACGGCATCGAATATGAGGTGAAAAGATGAAACTGTATAACTTCACACGGCTGATCCGCAAATACAGCGTCACCTTTTGCCTGCACCGGACACAGGGCGGATATGTTGCCGGAAAATGGGAAGATGGCGGCGAAGCCGTGAAGGAAATGTGCGGCGCTATCGTGCCGATCAGCGACCGAAAGATTTATGATTCAGGCGGCACATACACCACGCAAGACCGGGAACTGTACCTGACAAAGCCGCTCCACGGCGATCTGAGCGAATATCAGGTGATATACAAAGGAAACACCTACACCGTGGAGGAACAGCGGGATTTTGAGGATTGCGCTGACGTGGCGGTATACACGCTGAAGTATGTAAGCAAGGCGGTGAACGAACATGATTGATTATCGAAAGAATGAAATCGTGATCGTGGAAAAGCTGAAAGCATATCTCGGCACGAATGTCCGCCCATGTGAAGTGATCCGGCAGAATCAGACGGCGAAGGTTCCGCCTTATCCGTATGTTTCCTACACCGTGACTTCTCCCCTGTCCGCTATGGCTGGAACGTATTCCGAAGCGAAGGACGGAACGCTGTATCGAAACGTCATGCAGACGTGGAGCTTCACGGCGCAGTCTGACGATCAGGAAGAAGCGCTGACCATTGCCATGAAGATATATGACTTCTTCACGGCGGTTGGGCTGACAGCTCTTGCAGACAACGGCATTGCTGTCAGGCGCGTCCGGGATGTGACCACAAGAGACAATCTGCTGTCCATCCAATATGAATACAGAAACGGGCTGGACGTTACGTTCGGCCTATTGTATGAGATTGCTCCCGATAAACATTCGGAAGTGATCGAATCTATCAACATTTAAGGAGGAATAAAACTGTGGCAAATGATGTGAAAGTTGTCATTGAACTGAAGAAGGCCGCTCCCAGCGCCGGATTCGGTTATCCGCTGATTTTTGCGGGTAAGCAGCAGGCCGCTGTTGCTTACAAGGAAGTCGGTTCCATTGAGGAAGTCAAGACGGCTGGCTTCACGGAAACCACGCCTGTTTATAAGGCGGCACAGCTGCTGTTCATGCAGAATGATGCTCCCGCCAAGATCGCCGTTTGTTCCAGCACGGACACGGCGGTTGCGGCTCTGCCCGGTCTTTTGGACGAAGGCTGGCGGCAGCTGATCGTTGTGAGCATCGGCACGGAGGGCGAGGACGATGTGGACGATATTTCCGCCTACATTGAAAGCTGCGGCAAGCCTGCTATGTTCTTTACCCACGTCAATCCCACGGACGATGCAGCGAAAATCACCGCCATGAGCGGCAATGACAGAACCGTTGCAATCGCCTATGAATCTTCTGACGTTGCCTGCCCTGAAGCGGCTGTGGTTGGCGCAACTGCTGGGCTGGCTGTGGGCAGCTTCACCTATAAGAACATCATTCTGAAGGGCGTGACAGCGCAGGCTTACACGGACAGCGAAGTGGAAACCATGTTCGGCAAGGGCGTTATCACCATTCTGAAGAAGGCTGGTTCCATCGTGACTTCCGAGGGTGTCACGCTGTCGAAGGAATACGCGGACATTGTGGATTCCAAGGACTACATCATCCAGCAGATCGAGTATCAGTGCCAGTATCTGTTGAACCGTATGCCGAAGCTGCCTTATGACAATCGGGGCATTGCTTCTCTGGAAGGTGTTGTGGTGTCCGTGCTGATGGATGCCGCCAACAACGGCATGATTGCTGTCACCGATGACGGCGATTACGATTACAGCGTGGACTTCGGCGGTCGATCCGAGTGTGCCGCTTCCGACATTTCCACCCGGCACTACGCAGAAGGCCAGTTTGAATTTGCCCTTGCCGGAGCCATTCACACGGCGAAGATCAAGGGTTCCATCATTGCGTAAGGGAGGAACGAAATAATGTATACCTACAATCCCAAAGATACTACCGTTACCATTGACGGCGTATTCCTGACCGGAATGGGCGAGGACATGATCGAATTTGAGTTCGATGAAGAGCGCTTTTCCGCCGCTGTTGGCGCACAGGGCGATGTTGTGGTGAACGAAACCAACAACAAGCTTGCGACCATGACCGTGACCATTCAGGCATCTTCCCCGCAGTACAAGATGTGTCTGGACTATGCGAAGAAAGGCACGATCTTCCCCGTGTGGGGCGTGAACAAGTCCATCGGTGAGCGGTTCGGCGGAACGAAGGCACGTTTCAAGAATCCGGCTTCCCCGAACTACGGTACGGAGCTGGAAGACCGGGAATTTGAAATTCAGGTGTTTGACGGCTGTCACGAAAGCTGCTGACAAATCAAATATTTGGGGAGTGGTTTTTAACCGCTCCCCTTCTCATTACATAGGAGGATGACATCATGGCTAACAAGAAGTTTTACACAGTCGAAAAGGAAATCAACGGCAAGAAATATGTCGCACAGTTCAACGGAATTTCTGCCGCTATTGAAGCGGTTGACAACAGCTACATTGACGGCAGCAGCAACGTCAGCATGACGAAGCTTTCCAAGTACATTCTGGATAACGTCATCGTGGAGCCGAAGGGCTTGACCGCTGATGACTTTGACACCATGGATGAATTCAGCGATGTGATCTCTTGGGCAAGAGAAGTCATGCAGGGTGACTTTCGAGATAAGGCGAACGAAGCAAAGTCTAAATAAACGAGTAAGAGAAAACTGGGCGTGTTGGCGCTTGATCCTGTCGGACTGTCATTTTGATTACAACACCGTGTTTTTTCAGATGACACCGCAGCAGATCGAGGAAGCGAACATTGCCCTTGACATTTATCAAGAGGAACTGCAAAAGGCTATGAAAAATAAGTAAGGGGGTGAGCATTTGGCTGAAAGAAACGTCATCCGGCAGGATGTCATTCAAATCAAATGGGATGTGCAGGATTCCCCCCTGAAAAAGCTGACGAAGGAATCCAACGCTTTCCAGTCTTCTGTCGGTAAGGCCGTTGGCGGGGCGGAAAGCAAGTTCGGCAGTCTGACAAAAAAGGTGCAGACCACACAGAAGCAGTTGAAGAAGCTGAAGCTGTCTGACAGGCTGCAATCCGACATTGAACGGGCTGACAATGCGCTGAACAAGGTGAAGAACACCGTCCGTGCAGCTGCTGCGCAAATTGCAAAGATGCGGTTGCAGGCCACGCTTGCGATTGGTGCGCTTCAGGCGCTTGCCAAGCAGAATTTCCTTGTGCTGAAGAACAGTCTTACGGCAGTATGGACGGCGATCCGAAACATCGTGCCGAACGTAAAGGCGTTCGTGACTTCGCTGAAGGACGCTGCCAAGCAAAAAATCACGAATACAGTCAATGAGTTCAAGCGCGTGAAGAACGTACTGACGGAAGGACAGACGGGCGCGAAAGGGTTTGCAACCGCGCTGAAAAACGTGGGAAAGATCAGCCTTGGAAAAGCAATCAAGGGGATTACGAACGTCAAGAACGGCTTTGCCAATGCCAAAAGCACGGTGAAGGGCTTTGTGGCAAACATCAAGGGCGGTGTTCAGAACGGCTTTCAGGCGGCTGCAAACAAGGGTAGGCAGCTTGTGCAGACCATCAAGAACATTGATAAGACAAGCCTGAGTAAAATCACGGACAGCATTACAAAGCTGGGTTCCAAGATTGGAAAGGGGCTTGTGTCCGCCGCCAAGAAAGCTGTTTCCGCAATCAAAAAGATCGGTATGGCGGCGGGTGCTGGCTTTGCCGCCCTTGCAACGGCATCCGTGAAGGGTTACGGAGACTATGAACAGCTTGTGGGCGGCGTGGAAACGCTGTTCAAGGATTCTTCCAATACGGTTGTCAAGTATGCAAATGACGCATACAAAACTGCCGGACTGTCCGCAAATGACTACATGGAAACCATCACGGGCTTTTCAGCAAGTCTGCTGCAAGGTCTGGGCGGTGACACGAAGAAGGCTGCGGAAATTGGAAACCGGGCTGTGATTGATATGTCCGATAACGCAAACAAGATGGGTACGGATATGGCATCCATCCAGAATGCGTATCAGGGCTTTGCCAAGCAGAACTATACCATGCTGGACAACCTGAAGCTTGGCTATGGCGGCACGAAAGAGGAAATGCAGCGGCTCATTCAGGATGCGTCCAAGATGAAGGAAGCGCAGAAAGAACTTGGCGTGTCGGTTGACGCAAGCAGTATGTCCTTCGACAACATCATCAACGCAATCAGCGTTGTGCAGAAGAAGCTTGACATTGCCGGAACCACATCCAAGGAAGCAAGCACCACCATTCAGGGCAGTATCAATTCCATGAAATCCGCATGGTCAAACTTCCTGACTGGTATGGCTGATCCGAATCAGAACTTCGGTCAGCTTACAGACAATCTGGTGAACAGCATTGTCACGGTTGCACAGAATCTGATCCCACGCATCAAGGAAACGCTGCCGCGTCTTGCGCAGGGCGTTGGACAGCTTATTTCGCAGTTGTTCACACTGGCTGTACAGAACTTTAATGTGCTTGGAGCTTTTGCACCTATCGGTCAGGCTATCGTTGGAACGATATCCAGAATAAAAGCGCAGTTCACGGCGCTGTCTCAGGACAGCACGAAGATGAACACGATCAAGACGATCTTCTCTTCCATTCGTGTGATTATCGGTCAGGTTGTTAGAATCGTGGGTGACCTTGCCGTAAAGTTCACGTCTTGGGCAACAAGCACAGGTTTTCTAAACACCATGAAGAGCGTTTTGAACGGGATCAAAACCGCCTTGTCTTGGGTCACTAAGAATTTCAACACGGTCATTCAGGTCGTGTCTAACGGTGCGGTTGCTTTCGCTGCGTTCTACGCTACCGTAAAAACAATTACATTCGGTATTAAAGCATTCAACGCAGTTATGGCGGTATTCAAGGCACGTCAGATGATGGCGGCAGGAGCAACAACCGCACAAGCCGCCGCACAGTGGGGCGCAAACGCCGCTATGTTGGCAAGCCCTGTTACATGGGTCATCGCTGGCATTGCTGCGCTGATTGCAATTATTGTTCTGCTTGTAAAGAATTGGGATAAGGTAAAAGCAGCTGCTGGAAAATGCTGGGACTTCATCAAGGGAAAATGGTCAGCGGTCAGCGGATGGTTCGGCAGTAATGTTGTCCAGCCTGTCAAGAAGTTCTTTGCGGATTTGTGGGAAAAGGTTCCCGCTCCCGTGAAGGATGTGATTGGGAAAATCACAGACGGATTCCAGAAGGCTTATGACGGCGTGACAGACTGTTGGAGCGGCATTCAAGACTTCTTCTCCGATTTGTGGAAGGGCGTTGTGCAAGCCGTTGCAAAGCCTGTGAACAAGCTGATTGACGGTGCAAACTGGGTGCTGGACAAGGTTGGTTCCAAGAAACAGTTTGACCCGTGGAAGCCCTACGCAAAAGGCACGGGCGGTCATCCGGGCGGCAACGCTGTTGTCAATGATGGACGTGGCGCTGAACTGGTGCAAATGCCGAACGGCCTGACGTTCATCCCACAGGGGCGGAATGTTGGAATCCCCAACGCTCCAAAGGGCATGAAGGTGCTGGACGCACAGCGGACGGCATCGTTGATGGGCAAGCCCTCCCCCACCTTCCACTACAAGGAAGGTTCCGGGGGCTGGATCAGCGACATCTTTGATTTCTTCGATGACGCTGGCGGACTTGTCGGAAAGGTCATCAAGCAGTACGTCAATTTTGATGGCATGGGCGGCTATGCGCTGGATGTTGCCAAGGGCGCAATCAATACGGCGAAGGACAGCATTGTGGATTGGGTAAAGGGCCTGTTTGATAAGTTCGGCGGCAAGAGCATTGAAGGCTATGAGCCTTCCAAGGGCGTTGAACAGTGGCGGTCTACCGTTGCCAACGCTCTGAAGATGGAAGGGTTGAGTTCTGCCGACAACATCAAGCGAACGCTGTTCCAGATGCAGACGGAAAGCGGCGGCAATCCCAGAGCAATCAACCGATGGGACAGCAACGCCAAGAAAGGCACACCGTCCAAGGGCTTGATGCAGGTCATTGACCCCACCTTCCGGTCTTATGCACGTAAGGGATATAACAAGAACATCTATGATCCCATGAGCAATATTCTTGCTTCCGTCCGGTATGCAAGATCACGGTACGGTTCCCTTGCGAAAGCCTACAGGGGCGTTGGCTATGCTGGCGGCGTGGGAACCATTCAGCTTCCGGCCTACTCCCCAGCTGCAAGCGTTCCGGCATCCAGCTCTTCCACCACAAGCAACAACTATGCGCCGTCCTTTACGCTGAACATGAGCGGCACGGTGGACAGAACCACGGAACGCACGATCAAGAAATGGGTGCAGGAAGCGCTGGAAGATATGTTCGACAGCATGAGCCGGACATCGCCCAGATTGACGGAGGTGTAAGCAATGGCAACTTTGAACGGATTATACATCTTCGTGGCGGATGAAGAAATGTCCTTCGGCGTGGATGTTGCGGAACATACCGTGGAAAGCGGTATTGAAATCAGTGACCATGTAAAGCGGAAAGCCGTTACACTGTCCATTTCCGGGGAAATTGTCGGCAAGAACGCTGCCAGTGTGCGGTCGAAGATTCGGCAGATGCACCAAAGCGGCGTTCTTTGCAATTACTCCGGTCGGACAAACCTGAACAAATGCCTGATTACAGAGTTTTCCACAAGTCATCCAAATACGGTGTGGGGCGGTTGCGAATTCTCCATGACACTGAAGGAGGTTCGCACCGCTTCCACATCCTATAAGAAGACCAAAAAGGACACCAACAAATCAGGCACACAGCAGGTCAAGAAAAACAGCAAGGCCGAATATGTGTATCACACGGTCAAAAAGGGCGATTGTGTGTGGAATCTTGTTGCAGCACCGAAAGCACCGTATAAAAAGTACGGATGGAGCTGCAACAAGGTCATGCAGGAAAACCAAGATGCTTTCTCACGAAGGGGAGATTTCCGAACGCTCAAAATAGGCTACAAACTCAAAGTCGGAAAGAGGTGACAGGATTTGCGGGATGTCATTGAGATCAAAAAGGAACTGCTTCCCTATCAGTTCAATATTCTTCTGGCTGACGAATGGTTTGAACTGTATATCGACTATAACAAGACCGCTGACCTGTTCACGGTGACGCTGTACAAGGACGATGTTCTGATTGCGTCCGAACCGCTGATTCTGGGCGAACCGCTGTTTCATGACATCTATCAGCCGGGGCGCTTCCCTGCTGTCACGCTGGTTCCTTACGGGCCGACAGAAAAAGCCGTCACCTTTGACAATTTGGGTGAAACCACGTTCCTGACGGTAGATGATGAAGGTGACAGCGATGGATAAGGCATCAGAAGTCATTTTTGACAAGAGCGCCAACGAAAGAATCTCTTCTATGGTCACGGCGATGCGGGGCTGGGAAACCAGCCTTGCAGATTCCATGAACAAGCCAAACGGTCAGTTCGGGCGTGTGGTGAAGGTTGAGACAAACGGCCTGACCATGACCAATGATCTTGACCTTGAATTTGACGTGCCGTTTGACGATGACACGGAAGCCAACGAAGCGGAAATCAGGGTTTACAACCTGACGAAAAAGACCATTGGACTGCTGAAGGTCAACGCAGAAATCAGCATCACGGCAGGCTACGGAAAAGACACAGGCGTGATTTTCTCCGGGGTCATCGCATCCGTTGTGACACGTTGGAGCGGTCAGGATAAATTGACCACCATCAAGGCCATTGACGATGTGAAGCTGAAAGAGCGGGACATCAAGAGCATTTCTTTCAAGGCAGGCGTAAAGGCAAGCTACATTCTGAAAACGCTGGTTAGCAAGCTGAACCTGCCTATCGCCGCCTTTAAGGTGCGGCGGGATCACACCTACACAGAAGCCGTCACGTTTTCCGGTGGCCTGATGGACGGCATCAAGCAATATGCGGAAGTGTGCGGCGTGTCCGCCTACATCAACAAACGGAAGGTATACGTCCGGCATTTGTCTGACGGTGACGATCTGGGCTTTTCCGTGAATGTGGACACGGGACTGATTGACAGCCCGGAAGAGTTCACGGAGGAAGTCAGCAATGAGGATTACACCGACACCATCAAGGGCGTGACCTTCAAAATGCTGCTGGAACACCGGATCACCACAGCAAGCATCATCACACTGAAAAGCCGTGATTTCAGCGGAAAGTACCGTGTGCGGGACGGGAAGCACGTCTGCACGGAATCGGACTTTTACACGGAAATCACGGCAATCGAATAAAGGAGGTGGAGCGCATGGGAATGAGCGGCACCATGAATGACATGATGGAAGAAAAGCTGCTGAATCTGCACACGGCGTTCATCGCCAAGGTCATCAGCGTGGAGAACGAAAGCCTTTGTTCCGTGCAGCCGCTGGATAAGATCAAGGCATACGGGAAGCCTGCGCAGCAGCAGGCAGTCATCACGAAGGTTCCCGTCCTTCATCACGTCCGGCACTTTTCCCTTGTGAAGCAAACGCTGTCCGGCAACGTCAGTCCGGCAACGCATCCATCGGAAAACAATGTCGGACACTTGAAAGTCTCCCCTGTTCGGGCGGGTGATCTGGTGCTTTGCGTATGCGCGGAACGGGATATTACATCCTCTGTCAAGGGGATTTCCACCACACCGCCTGTCGGGCATCATGCCATTAAGGACGCTGTTGTGGTCGGCTTATTCGGGGGGTGGTAATGTGAAGAGCTTCAGCACAAACAATGACGGTGACGTGATCGTGAACAGCAGCATTGAAATGGTCGCTGATGATGAACTGCTGCGGCAAAAGGTTCAGCGTGTCCTTGGAACCAACAAGGGCGAATGGAGCTATGACACGGAGGAAGGTATTGATTTTTCCGTGGTGCTGCGGAAGAACCCCAATGAGGATGAAATCAGAGCAACCATTGAAGAAGCGCTGACGCGGATCGATGATACCTTTGTCATTACATCCTTCGGCCTGACGATGGAAGGAAGAAAAGCAACAGTCAGCTTTGAAGCCGTCAACGCTGACGGCGTAAAAGTGATGGAGGGACACACCTATGGTTAATGAGCAGGGCTATTATAGGCCCACATACGATGAACTGCTGGCAGGACGCATCGCACAGGCGCAGGAATTGTTCGGTGAGGACATCGACACATCCAACACTTCCCCGCTTGGCAAATTCATCCGCCTGTCTGTGCAGGACTTGGCAGATGCATACGAAGCGCAGGAAATCATCTATTACAGCCGCTTTCCCCACACGGCAACCGGGCAGAATTTGGATAGGCTCATGCCATTTGCTGGCATTACACGGAACCCGGCAACACGGGCGGAACACACCATCAAATTCACAGGAACGGCAAACCACGTCATTCCCGTTGGCTTTCTGGTTGGAACCACGGGAGACGAGGAATTTTTCCTTGTGAACGAAGTCACGCTGAATGACAGCGGCGTTGGTTCCGGCACGGTGCAATGCACAGAGCTTGGAACCATCGGCAATGTAAAGCTTGGCTCCATTACAGAGATTGTGAACCCGGACGTGGATGTTTCCGCCATTGAACACACTGATATTGTGACTGTTGCGGAAGAGGAAGAATCGGACGCTGACCTTCGAGCAAGATTCGACATTGCCATTGAAGGTTCCGGCTCCGGCACGGCATCGGCGATCCGCGGCGCGGTCATGCGGATCAACGGCGTGAGAAGCTGCCTGATCGTGGAAAACCGTGAGGATGAAGAAGATTCTTCCGGCAGACCGCCACACAGCTTCGAGGTCTACGTTTACGCGCCGTCCACGCTGAATCAGCAGATCGGGGAAGCCATCTTCTCCAAGAAGCCCCTTGGCATCAAAAGCCATGGAACCAGCAGCGCGAAGGTGGTTGACGTTTCCGGCAATGAACAGACGGTCTATTTCTCCCACGTCAGCGAAGTCACGGTTTACATTAAAGTTTCCGTGAAGAAGGACACACACTTTGAACTGGACGGCGTGGAACAGATCAAGACTGCTCTTCTTGAATACGTCAACGGCCTGACAAACGGCGAGGATGTAATCTATGCCAATCTGTTCAAGTACATCTTCCAAGTTCCGGGTGTGAAGGATGTCACTTCCATGACGTTATCCACCAACGGGACAACCTATTCCGCTGCGAATATCAGCATCAGCGAAGATAAGGTGGCATCTTTGAACGCCGAAAACATCACGGTTGAGGTGAGCGCCTATGCAGATAGCTGATTATATGGAAGCCCTGCCGGATTCGTACAAAAAAACAACGGCAAGCAACAACTATAAGCTGCTGTATCTGGAATGGCTTCTGATGTCCGGCCTTTGGACGGACATTCAGGCCGTACATGACACGGCGGATATTTCCAAGGCGACAGGAGCAACGCTTGACCTGTATGGACGCATCTACAATCAGGCGCGCGGCAGTATGACAGATGAGCAATACCGCGTCATCATTCTGCAAAAAGTTGCAAGGTACTGGACAGGTGGCGACTACAACAGCACCGTGGAAGCGTTGGCAAATGCCTTCGGCGTGCCGCCAACCTCCTTCCGGTTGACGGAAGAGGACGATCCACGGCAGATTGTTGTATCAAAACTGCCTTACAGCATCTTGGCAGAGGTCGGCATTACATCAAATCAGATTTACCAGATCATCAAGGCGATGCTCCCGGTCGGCATCCCGCTTGCAACACTGACGCTGGACGGCACGTTTGAGTTTTCCGATTCTGCGGAGGAACAGAGCGATGCAGCCGGATTCGGTGATGTGGAACAGACTGTCGGCGGATATTTCGGCGAATTGGAAACTGGAGATATTGATATTCCCGTTTAAGGAGGATGAAAAGCATGAAATTTGAAAAGACACCGCCCACATGGAATGCAGAGGGTTCAGAGCCGCCTTCTTCGCTGAAAAGCAGCGGCTTTCAGGCGGGATATAAACCGCCTGCCGCTTATTTCAACTGGTTCTGGAATAAGGTGAGCGCCTGCCTGACGGAACTGCAAACGAAGCTGTCCAACGTGGATAACACGGCTGATGCGGAAAAATCCGTGAAGTATGCAAGCACTTCCGGCAGCGCAAACAAGACAAAGGGCAGCATGGTTGTCCGCCTGAACGGCGGAAGCACGGAGGGAACGGATCAGGTCACGTTTGACGGCTCCGCAGGAAAAAGCGTGAACATCACCGCTGACAAGATCGGCGCTGCGAGGAAGGACGGCAAAAGCACCATCATTGCGGCAACGTCAACAGACGGCATTGCATACACAGCAACGTTGGACGGCATCACGGAACTGTTTGACGGCCTGAAAATTACCATCATCCCTGACAAGATCAGCGCAAGCACAGCCGTGACACTGGACTTGAACGGCCTTGGTGCAAAGAAGGTGCGAATCACGCTTCCATTCAACAGCGCCAATTCCGGCACGATGCCGAAGCTGCCAACATGGATGGGTGCGGGTTCTCCGCTTACGCTGACCTATCACAGCAAATTCCAGACGTGGAAAACCGAACTGCAAATGGCTTCCGGCAGCGACATTTACGGCAAGGTTCCCATTCAGAGCGGCGGCACGTATGCCAACAGCGAAACCACGGAAGCGGATAAGGCAAAAGCGCGGCAGGATTTGGGCATTGAAACCGCCAACGGGACAACCGTCAGCCAGAACGCCGACTATGCCGAAGTTGGTGAATGGGTAGACGGCAATCCGAACAGTGAAAACCGCATCGGCTATTTTGTTTCCATTGATGACACGCAGGCAGGAACCACGATGATCGTTGCCACATCCACAAAGGATGTCCGTGGCGTGACCGTGACCGCTCCCGCCTTTTCCGGCAACTGTTCGGCTGAGAAATTTGACGAAGACGGGAGCCTGAAAAAGCAGTATGCCTATGTTGCTGTCATGGGCCTTGTATCGGTCATCGACAACGGAACCTGCACCATCAACGAACGCTGTATGCCCAATGACAGCGGAACGGCAGTACCCAGCACAAACAATCTGGGCTATCATGTGATCGACCGCATTGATGATACCCACATTCTGATTGCTGTGGAGCCGGGAGCGGATATGATTCAGCGCATCAAGACAGATGTTGTTTTATTGCAAAATCATGCCAGTAACAAGAGTAACCCCCACGGCGTAACTGCTACTCAGGTAGGGGCGCTTCCGTTGTCTGGCGGTACACTTACCGGAAATCTTACGGGCAAATACATCGCGGGTACATGGTTGCAGAGTAAGGAAGCAGCAGACCTTGGTAAAGCATCCTCTAAAGTTGCCGTACTTGACGATAGTGGGTGGGTTTACTATCGCACACCGGCTGAAATTTTAAGTGACATCGGGGCGGCGAAATCCAGTCATAACCACGATAGCCGTTATTACACAGAAGCAGAGATGGATACGAAGTTGGCGGGTAAATCCGATACCAGCCATAACCACGAAGGGCGGGTAATTCAACCGACTTCCATTGAGCTGTTTCCGGGTACATCTGCTGGTCATGGCGGCTATATCGACTTCCATTTCAACAGCGATGCAGCTGACTTTACAAGCCGAATTTATGAGCCTATGAAGGGTGTGCTGAAATATAACGGACATGGTATCCTTTCAACCAGAAACATCGTTGCACTGCTTAACGTTAATATTACATTCACAAACGGGGTTGCCACTTACGAAAATTCCGAAATAAAGGGCAGTTCTGTAACTTTTGTGCAATGGAGAGCAGGTGCGGTATCTACGCTGACGGACAGTGTGCTGTCAACGACACCACAAAACGGCAGCATGAAAATTGTTGCGAAAGCTGGTTTTACAGGTGGACCGCTGCCCGTCAACATCCTGATTATCAACCTGTAAGGAGGTGCAGATATGGAAATGTTTATCCAGATTGAAAAAAACCATGACGGAAGTCACGCATTCCAGCACGGCGGAACATTGCAGGAGGGATGGGCGTACTGGGATACAGATGCTGTCCCATTGCCGGAATCCTTTCCGTGGGTGGACATCGCGGTGGAAGATGTTACGCACCCAGAAATCAAGGATGAAGAAAACGGAAAAGTGCTGGAAGCTGAATACAAACAGCCGGAGGTTGTTTCTGCGGCTGCGTGTGAAATCCCGGAAGAAGATGATTCCGGTTACACAGCCCCGCCCAGCAATGAGGAGCTGGCGGCGGAAAATAAGCTGCTCAAGCAGCAGGTGTCCGCCCTGACCGATCAGCAAAGCTTTTATGAGGACTGCATCGCCGAAATGGCGGCGGTCGTGTATGCGTGAGTTTATCGCCGAAGTGGCTTTAAACGTATATTTCAAATTACAGAAAGGAAGTAAAGAAATGATGGCTATGTTATTCGCACAGAGAGTTATCTTGGGAAAGACGGAGTTTGACAAGGTTCCCGCGAAACTCAAGGCACAGGTCGCGGACATCCTCATCAACGAGTGCGGCCTGCCGGAGCTGGTTCCCGCCGAGTATGGCGGCACGGCTGACAACGCAGAGTAATCAAAAGTGGGAAGCAGCTGCACGAAGTCCGACATGATTTCGTGCAGCTGCGCCATTCATCGGGATGGTGGAACATGGGACAGATTGTTGTTGCAATCATTGGGAGCGGCGCGTTGAGCGCCTTCATCAGCGGGTTATTCAATCTGATTACAAAGAACAAAGAGAAAGATGATGACATTATGCTTCTTCTCTACCATGACATAAAGGTGGAATGCAAGGAGTTCATCGAACAGGGACATATCGACAGTGACGGGTTGGAAGTGCTGACAAAGATGCACACAAGGTATCATCAACGCGGCGGGAACGGATATCTTGACAAGCTGATGAGGGATGTCATGGCGCTTCCAATCAAGGATTAGGAGGGCGCATGAAAGACGTTGTAGGCTCTACCAGCGAGGAAAAACGCATGATTCAAGCTGTCCAAAAGGCGTTAGGCTCTCTGGATAACGGCTATATCGGAAATCAAACCATGAGTGATATTGCTATCGCTGTGGGTGCTGACTGCTTTCCGCTGAACGTGGAATTGTACGGTCAGCCGTGTATCATCTCAAAGGATATTGAACCGCTGAACCCGAACGGCAGAACGCCGTCCAACGGCATCAGCGGAAGCTTTTCGGACGGCTATCAGCCGTGCAGCATACTGATCCAGAACGGGAAAGCGGTGTGCTGGTCAAGCTGCCACTATCCGCAGGGCAAACCGGAAAGCGTAATCTACAAGACAAAGGACGGCAAAGTGCAAATCAAGCGCGTAAAGCACGTCAGCGCCGATTTACCGCTCTCTGATGTTGTTTGGGCGGTCGGCGGTATGGGATTGCTTGACTTTTATAACCCCGCCGCAGAAGGCTTTACAGGCGCGTTCTCGGACGTTCTGCGGAAAACCGATCATACCGTTTTGGGCTACCGGAACGGCACGATGTACGGTGTCTATTTCAAGAACATGACGGCGCAGCAGATCAACGTCATGTGCAAGGGCAAATTCATGTTTGAGTTCGCAATCATGCTGGACGGCGGACACATCGCGGCAATCAACGCAAAGGACAATAAGATCAATACGCAGCAGCGGCAGCTTTATGCCGTGAAATTCCTTTAAGGAGGAAACTATCATGAAAGAAAAATTTGCGAAGCTTTTATCGGTCAAGAGCATCGTCACCATTGTTTTGACGGGCGTATTCTCAGCGCTGGCCCTTACGCACTACATCACGCCGGATCAGACGCTTACAATTTACACCACGATCATTGCTTTTTACTTCGGCACGCAGCACGAAAAGAGTGAAGCCGCGTGAAAATCATCGACACTCTTACATCGTGGGTTGGAGCGAAGCAGGGCGATGCAACGCACAAGAAAATTGTTGATACCTATAACAGCTATACGCCGCTCCCGCGCAAGTACAAGCTCACCTATACGGACGCATGGTGCGCGGCGACTGTTTCTGCGGCGGCTATCGCGTGTGGATTGACCGACATCATCCCTGTTGAGTGTTCCTGCGCGGAGCAGATCAAAGCCTATCAGAAGATGGGGCGCTGGATCGAAGCGGATGACCATGTGCCGGAAGTCGGCGAACAGGTCTTTTACGACTGGCAGGACGGTGAGAACTATGCTACTACCGACAATAAGGGAGCACCTGACCATACAGGCATTGTTGTGAGCGTCAGCGGGACAACATTCCGCGTGATAGAGGGCAACAAGGGAACCGCTCATGTCTGCGATTACCGCGATATGAAGGTAAACGGCAGATACCTTCGCGGGTTCGGAAGCCCCGCCTACAAAAAGGAGGTGGCAGAAAACATGCTGCTTTCCAAAGGCTCAAAGGGTAACGCCGTGAAAAAGCTGCAAACTTTCTTGAATTCGGTTGGTTACAGTCTTGATGTTGACGGCTCATTCGGCCCGAAAACACAGACGGCGTGGAACGATTATGTCTTAAAGTACATCAAGAAAACAATGAGCGCGTAAAGAAAAGGCCGGGGAGTGATCCCCGGCCTTCTTTTTTATGCCTTTTTCAGTTTCTTCCCTTTGTTTTTGGGGATCACATCACGGATAAATTCATTGATTGCCACTTCCGCTGTGTTTGCGTATGGGAAAATGTATTCGTCTTCACCGATGACAAGAATCCAGCCCTTTCCTTCCGCATATTTCAGATGAAAGCCCTTGTAATCGTATTCTTTAATTTCAATAATCATATAATCAGAATGTCAGAGTAACAGCATCAGTATGGGCTATGCTGTCCCAACTATTAGCATCAGAAATATTGAATGACACTTCTACCGTTTCAATGTCTGTGATTTCGTTTTCTTCAAGTTCTTCGCTCATGAAAGAAAGCGTATCAACAGCACGTTTACCGGACAATACATCCGTTGACTGATACGGTTCAATCATGAAACCATTCACAGATGTATTTTCTGCCTGAACAGTAATATTCTCATCGCTGTTGTTTTCGATGTAAAGAACAATGCACTGCCCAAACATATCTTCCGAAAGACCTTTGGCAACGATTTTGATTCCGTTACTATCATATACGGTTTCACCGCTGTCATCATATTCCTGATTATAGGTATCTGCTGCGGATGTCTTTATCTGGATTGCATCGGTTTTCAAGTAATCATCCCATGTGTCTGTGTTGAAGATGTGAAAAGAAAACTCCACATCTGTTATTGTGCTGATTCCGCAATGCTCCAAGCTGCTACTATCGAACGAAATTCCATCATTCGCCTTTTTTCCGTCCATTACATCAGCGGATAGAGAATTTTCAATCATATATCCATTTACTGAAGAATTTTCACACTGGAATGTTAAAGGTTGACCGGAATTGTTTTCAATCAATACCTTGATTTCTGGGCCGAAAGCGCCGTCCATGTTCAAGCTTTTTGCCGTTACCTTTACACCCGATTCATCCAGAAGTACGGTTTCGCTGATTGTCACATCATCTTGACTATCAGGACTTTCTTCTGATGCTGTGTCACCAGCGGCAGAAGAAACGTCTTTCGGCGGTGTTACTTCGCTACTACCGGAATTAGAACCACCACACGCACACAAAGATAGAATCATGAGTGAAGAAAGCAAGAGGGAAAGCAACTTTTTCATACAAGCTACCAACCTTTCCAAAAGTAGTGAAATCATTTTAGGGCGGTTTCGATGCAAAAACAATCCCAAAAGTCAAAAATTGGCATATTGCACTGAAAGCAGATATTTGCTTTATCGCTTTTGGCAAAAATTAAGGGAAGGCTGAACGCCTTCCCTTTTTTTATTTATTCAGTCTTTCATACATCTGTTCTTTGCTTATTATGCAATGATATTCTTATTTCTCAAAAATTTTTTCTATTGAATACCCACGTTGGATTCGTGTTCTAATTGTATTTTCGTTAATTCCAAGTATCTCTGACCATTGTTTTACATTGTGTGATTCTCCGTTAAATTCAATTATGTGATTGCTTCTTCGATTATTCGATTGCACTTTCATATCAACCCAGCGGCAATTCTCCGGCGAATAATCACCGTTTACATCAATTCTGTCGATTGTCAGGTGTTCCTTATAGCCGTTTGCCATTGCCCAATCATAGAAAGACTGGAAATCGTCTTTCCATTCATCGCAGATAGTAATTCCTCTACCGCCATAATAACAATACTCAGTATTTGATTGTTTGAAACACCGTGCTTTCATGTTTGACCATATTGTATATAATCTGCTGTTGGCCATTCCGTGTTTTGTCAGTACACTTGAAGTGATTTCTTTTCTCCAGCATCCACAGCTTACAGTATTTCCACTCCTGAGGCCACTCCCTCTTATAATTTTTTCTTTACCGCAATCGCATACACACTTCCACAAAGCGTATCCGTCTTTGCTACCCGCAAATTCAATTACTGTGAATTTACCAAAACGCTTCCCTTTCATGTTTACAATTTTACTCACAACAGTCATTCTCCTTCTGTATATCCATTTATCTTTTTATAAAGCTGTTCCCTATCCAGTATGCCCAAGCAGTACATTTCAAGAATAAGTTCCACATAGGTTGCCTTTCGTTCCCTGTACTCTTCTTCTGTTATCTTCCCGTCCATCAGCAGCCTTTCTAATTTACCCAGTGTTTGCAATGGTTTCAACTCCCTGTTTTGTTTATTTCCATCATTTGCGTACATATGAACTGGAACGCAGATGATGGAAATGAGCGATACAAAAAATCACTCAATCTTCAGCTTCACATCCAGTTCAATTTCTGGTGCTGTCCAGTTTCCGCCTGTATGCAGCGGTGATTTGTTCCGTGTTTTTTTCAAGACCGGATCATAATATCTGACCTGTTTACTTTTGATTCTTTCGGCCTTTTCACGCTTATAAGTTATTCTTTCGATGCAAGCTTTCAGAAGCTTGTTTTTTTGTTCTGCTGTGGCATCTGGATTTTCCAGAGCGTTAAGAGCCGCTTTGAATCGCAGTAGCTTTTCTTCATAGTCAACAGGATCAGGCATTGATTCGTAAGCATTGCAAAGAGCCTGCTGCACTTCTTCTTTTTCTTTCAGCAACTTTTCATTCAGAACCTTGAAAACGTGATCCGGCATCCGCTTGGAAGGGTCAGGGTCAGCCTGTGCTTCCCACTGTGCAATTTCCTTCTTGTCAAGTTCTTCCTTTTTGGCTTCCAGCCGTTTAATCAGGTTTGCGTGAAGCTTTGCGGAATCTCCGTCATCATTCTTGATCCTGACCTCAAAATCGTGGATGCACTGACGCAGGATTTCCTTTACTTTGACGATGATTTCATCATAGTTGCAGGACGTTGTTTTGCATATATTTTGACCATCACACAGGAGCCGTGGCGCAGAGCGTTCCACGCCGTTCTTCGTGTATGTCCGCAATGACATTGCCCTTCCGCACTGGCAGAACAGCAGACCTGCAAGTGGATTCCTTATCTTCGTGTGTGGCTTTTGCCGGGTGTTCCTGCCCTTCTTCGCCTGTGCAGCGTTGAATAGTTCTTCCGGCACAATGGCTTCATGCTTGCCGTCATAGATCAGATATTCGCCAATCTTTGCAACAGGCCGGGTCTTTTTGAATTCGCCTTCTTCAACAATGGTCAGGGTTTTCCGATGGTTCCACTTCACTTTCCCTATATAGTGAATGTTTTCAAGCATCTTCGACATGGCACTTGCTGACCAATGTTCCCCTTTCGGCGGTTTAATTCCCATTTTATCAAACTGATTGCAAATGCTTTGACAGCCCATGTCTTTGTTGACATACAGATCAAACATCATGCGGACAACTTCAGCTTCTTCCTTGTTTGGTACAAGGATAGGGCATTTTCTTTTTCCCTCTGTGACAAAGGTTTTGTCATAGCCGTATGGAGCCGTATTGCCGACATAGTTTCCTTGGCTGACAGACAGCAGCCTTCCACGGTTCAATATTTTCTTCGTGTATTCCAGATAGTCATTACCACGCTTCAGTTCCCTTTCAAAAGCGTCCCAATCGTATTCATCCCGCAGGTCATAAATGCGTGGCGGCGTGATGACAAGCGTGTTGGTGTGCTTCAGAAGCTTCATCAAGCGTCCAATGTCTTCCAAATCACCACGGGTCAACCGCTGCGGCTCCACTACCTTCACAGCTTTGTATTTTGGCGATTCTATCAAACGCAGAACCTTTTGAATCTCCGGCCTGCCGCTGATGGTTTCGCCGGAAACGACTTCCCGGAACTTGTTTTCTTCTGGCACTACCCCACCGAGGTTTTTTTCCGCCCATTCATCCAGAATGGCTTCATGTTTTGACAGGACTTCTTCAACAGTCAATAGTGGATCATCAGACTGTGACTTTCTCAAATAGTCGATTACTTCTTCAGGCTTAAAATCTATTTTCGGCTGATAATACACATTTCATCGTCCTTTCAGTTTATACTTCTCCATATAAAGCCAAGATCAGGGTTAAACTTGTCTACCAGTAAAGCGATAATGATCGTGAAAAGCGTGATTCCAAGGGCAAAGCTTAATATAGTAATTGCTTTCAATCTCCATGTTGCTATCTTCTTCAGATAGTCAATCTTCTTCTGGCTTTCCCTGATAACATGGTCAACATCTTCCACATTTCCGTCAAGCTTATCCTTTGGACACTTCATGTCTTGGCTTCCAATCAAAGCACAGAACACAGGTGCAAAGGTGGAATAGTTTACATCAGGGTAGTGATTTTTCTTTTTGGAAAAGTGCATATCAATCGTGCCCTTCGGAACGCCGGAACGTTCTGAAAGTTCAGCGTTGGTGATTCCCCTGTATGCCTTCAGCTTGATTGCCCATTCGTTGACATCTTCGATTGAAAGCGAACAAACATTGGGAATACAGTCTTTTCCAAGATGTTCACACATGATGCACTTTTCAAACATTTTCACTCCCCATTTCCACGAATTTTGTTGAACCGTGTCGAATACTTGTTTCACCATGCAGATACTTGCTGAACCAATGTTGTTTTCAGGCATATGGAATGATAGTCTGAAAGCGGGTCAGGGATGGCCTGTCATTTCTTTCCATGGCGTGTGGGTGTATTCAGTTCCACATCCACACGCCAATTATTACAGCCCACGCCGAATGACTAAGTATTTAGCGAAGTTGATGATTTCACGGTTTTCATCATCCGTGAATGTAATATGCCCCAATTCCTGACACCATGTGTCCAAATGTCTAATCTGTACGCCTTCCGATGATACGAACGCTGCAATCGTTTCTTCCTGCTTCGTATCAAGCCCCATCAGATAGGACGGCGTTGTTTCCAGCGCATTTGCCAGCGTGACAAGAATTTCTGAACTTACCTTGTCGATTTCTCCACTTTCATATCTGTATATGGTAGAGCGATCTTTCCCTATTAGATGGGCTAATCTGTCCGCTGACATTTTCAATTCCAAACGTTTTTCTCTTATTCTGTTACCAATGTCCAAAATGTCACCGCCTTTCGCAGAACACCTTCACACAGCCTGTCGCATGGTTGCGACAAAACAGTATTCAGGGAAATAATACCAGTTGCCAGAAAATTTCCTCTGGTGTTACTATTCCCAAAGAAGCTACTATTTTCAACTTGTAGGATTAGAAAGTGAGAGGAACACCATGACGAAAGAGCAGTACATCCATGAAATCACAACGCTACTTGAACAATGCAACGAAGAACAAATTCTGTATTACATCATGACTTTCCTTGAAAAGATGGTGTAATCAGCGCTTCATCTGAAACTCAATAAATTCCTTTACATTATCCAGTTTACTTTCGTCAAGCTTTGCGCCGCACAAAAGAGAAACAACGGCGCACAACTTTTCATCTAAAAATAATGCTTTAGTGATGTCAGCAATGGCATCACTATTTTTTTTGCCTTCTTCGGTCATCTTCTCTTCAATCAGATCAGACTTCTGAATTCCGAAATAGTTTGCAAGAATTTCAATCTTGTCAATCCGTGGATATTTCTTTGCTTTACACCAATCATTGAAAGTGGAAGCTGCCACGCCAACGATCTCAGCAAGTTCTTTCTGAGATTTCCCGGACTTCTCTATATAATGAACAAGATTTCTTGCAAGAATTTGTTTATTTCCAATACTTGTCATCTATATCACCGCCTTCTTCTGTTAGATTACACCTAATCCGCTGAAAAGTAAATATTTATTTCAGAAAAATTCGCTTTAAGTGTTGACATCCGAAAAATATTATTGTAATATAGCATCAGTCAATCCGCTTTAAGCGAATTACAGGAAGGCCATAGAGCCGGGAGGAAATAGAAATGAAGAAGTTCAGCGCAGTTGTTAAGGATGGAGACAGAACCGTTTTTATCACCGATCAGGAATACCGAACAAAGGCCGACTTCATCCATGATCTCCGGTGCAACGGCTACAGAGTCAATCCGCTGAAGGTCAAAACTTCCCGTGTGTTTGATTACATCATCAAGCACACTGACTGCAATCCTTGGGATTGGAAGCTGACCGAAAAAGAAGTTGGCTAACATCATCAATCACCCACCCCGGAGGTTACGAGGGCAGAAAGGAAATTGATATGTGGAACGCAGTTGCAGAGTACGCAGACGGAACGAGAGTTGAAAAGAATTTCCCCTACAATGAGGGTGGGAACTACAGCGCAGAATGTGAAAGGCAGTATGAACTGAAGCATGGCTGATTGGACAGCATGACGGCTGCACTTTTTACAGTGTGAGCTATATAGAGGATTAAACAGGCAAAGCCGGTGGGCGGCGGCTAAACCGCCCGGAAAGGAAACAGCATGACCAACACACGATTTAATAAGCTATTTGAATTGCTTCATCAGCGTGGCTTTGTCAAGTTCACAGACCACGGCGAAACTTGCACCATGTATTTAATTCCATGCCGCTATGGTGAATATGTTTCTTTACGATCTGGAAACGGAAATACAGTTCTTTTCCACTATGAGAAAGAACGATTTAGAGAAATCCTTGTTGATTAAGCCGAAACGGCCTGAATGGCCGTCTGTAAGGGTTGACCGCCTTACACTGATGATGGCAGGTCTGAAGGAGTGGTGAACAATGGCTAAAATGACTTTGAAAGCGGCACGGGTGAACGTTGGCCTGAGCCAGAAGGAAGCTGCATCCAATCTTGGCGTGAGCAACAAGACACTTTGCAGTTGGGAAAGCTGTGCATCTTTTCCAAAAGCGGATCAGATTGTTTCTATCTGCAATCTGTACGGGGTTTCCTATGATGATCTAATTTTTTTGCCCAGCAATCCGCTTTAAGCGAATTTCGGAATTCGTACAAGCTGCTGAAGCATAGGTTAAAAGACTAACTGAAAGGGCGTGGTCTTTTGGCAAAGGATGACACTTACAAGGAAGTCAGGGTTTTTCATTATCCGGGAATGACAGTCAGGGTTCATATTCCTGATTTGACGGAAGAAGAACTTAAACGGCGCAGAAAGATTGCTGAAAAGGCTGCGGCTGACCTTCTGAAAGAAGTGATGATGAACGAAAGGAAGCGTGAAAATGAGCAACGAAAGAAAGCGCAAGACCAGAAATCAGCGGAAGCGTGAAAGAAGGCAGACCGCTTGCGTGGCTATTGCACTGCTTTTCGCATGGATGATTCTGCTTGTCATGTGCGTCAAGGTGTGGGCTGAACATCCGGCAGAACAGCCTATCGGCTACGAAGAGCACATGGAATACATTCGGAATCTTGGTGATACCGATGTACTGTCCTGACAATTACAGCCAGTGGGAAAACCACGAACGGCAGCAGGAAGCGTGGCTTCGGAAGCGGCCCGTGTGCTGTTACTGCGGCGAACACATACAAGATGATTACTTCTATCAGATCAACGATGAAGTGATATGCAAGGACTGCCTTGACGGTCAGTTCAGAAAGTATGTCGAGGATTACATAGAATGAAAGTTTTGGAGCTTTTCGCCGGAACACGGAGTATCGGCAAGGCTTTTGAAGCAAAGGGGCATCAAGTCTTCAGCGTGGAATGGGACACGGAATCAATGGATGAAAGGGTGATTCTGTGCTGAAAGAGTTCATCCATGCTTTCCACCTTTGGAAGCAGATCATGAAAGATTCAAAAGAAGAAAGGTGAAGCGGCTTGATTGAAATGAAGACCCTAAAGAGCCGTGATGAATGGCTTGCTGCAAGAAAAAACTACATCGGCGGTTCTGATGCTTCGGCGGTTCTTGGCATGAACCCGTATAAAACCAACTTGGAACTGTGGCAGGAAAAGACAGGCATTGTTCAGCCGGAAGACATCAGCGGAAAGCCCTATGTGCAATATGGACACGCTGCTGAAAGCTATCTGCGGGAACTGTTTGCGCTGGACTTTCCTGAATACGAAGTCCACTACCAAGACAACAACATCTGGCTTAATGACCGCTTCCCTTTTGCCCATGCTTCCCTTGACGGGTGGCTGACGGATCAGGACGGCAGAAATGGTGTTCTTGAAATCAAGACAACCAACATCCTTCAGAGTATGCAGAAGGAAAAATGGGATCATAGGATTCCCGATAATTATTACATTCAGGTGCTTCATTATCTGATGGTCACAGAATTCGATTTTGCTGTTCTGAAAGCGCAACTGAAATATGAATTTCAGGGCGGTGACATCATGCTTCAGACGAAGCATTACAAGATTGAGCGTTCAGAGGTTCAGGAAGACATTGAACTGTTGAAATCATCTGAAAAGGAATTCTGGAAGCGTGTGCAGAGCAGGAAAAAGCCCGCCCTGTTGCTTCCTGAAATATGAAAGGAAATACGAAATGGAATTAAAAGTGAATGAAGTGGTGCTTCCCGCACCGATTACCTTCAACTATGAAGAACTGAAGTCGGAACTGCTTCAGAAGGTGTCTGTCTATGAAACCGTTGTCTACACAGAAGATCAGGTGAAATCAGCAAAGGCAGACAGAGCGGCTTTGAATCGGTTGAAGAAAGCCCTGAACGATGAACGCATCCGGCAGGAAAAAGAGTATATGCAGCCGTTCAACACTTTCAAAACGCAGGTCGGTGAACTGGTCAAGATCATTGACCATTCTGTTTCCATTGTGGACAAGCAGGTGAAGGAATTTGAAGAGCAGAAAAAGGCTGAAAAACTGAAAGCAATTGAAGAATATTGGTCTTCCGCTCTTTATGAAAGCAAGGTCGAACCTGTTTCCTTCAAGCTGATTTTTGTTCCAAATTGGCTGAACGCTTCTGTAAGCATGAAATCTATTCAGGAAGCCATTGACGGCAAACTTGAACAGATTGCAAAAGACCTTGCTGTGATTGATTCTTTGCCGTCTTACGCCTTTGAAGCGAGGGAGTGCTATGTTGATACGCTTGACCTTGCAAGAGCCGTCAGCGAAGCCCACAGGCTTCAGGAACAGGCTGAAAAGAAGGCGGCATGGGAAGCGGAACAGCAGAAGCGCAAGGAAGCAGAAGCCGCAGCAGCAATCAAGCCAGCACCTATTATGACCGACATCAATGACCAGAGAGACATTGAAACTCTTCCTTCCCGCAAGTGGATCGGCTTTCAGGCGTTTCTTTCCGTGGATGAAGCAAAAGCGCTGGGCGAATGGCTCAGAAGCAATGGTATCAAGTACAAAGCTATTTAAGAAAGGATGAATGAAAATGGCAGTCAATAACAGTCTTCAGAGAGCATCACAGAATCGGCTTGGCATCGGCTCTTATCTCACAGGCGATGCAGTCAAGCAGCGTATCAATCAGGTCATCGGCGGCAAGGACGGTCAGCGGTTCATTTCCGCTGTTGTGTCTGCGGTGCAGACGAATCCCGGCCTTCAGGAATGCACGAACCAGTCGATCCTTTCCGCTGCCCTGCTGGGCGAAAGCCTGAAGCTGTCCCCTTCCCCGCAGCTTGGACAGTATTACATGGTTCCCTTCAATGACAGAGAGCGTGGAAAGGTCGCACAGTTCCAGCTTGGCTACAAGGGCTATATTCAGCTTGCTATCCGCTCCGGGCAGTACAAGAAGCTGAACGTCCTTGCAATCAAGGAAGGCGAGCTTGTCAAGTTCGATCCGCTGAACGAAGAAATTGAAGTCAAGCTGATTGAGGATGAAGAACAGCGTGAATCGGCTGAAACCACCGGATATTACGCTATGTTTGAATACACCAACGGATTCCGCAAGGCTATCTATTGGAGCTGGAAGAAGATGCTTGCCCACGCTGACAAGTACAGTCAGGCATTTTCTAAGGACGGCGGCACAGTCAAAACAAGATACGGAGAAAAGAAAAAGGTATCTTATGCTGATTTCTTAGCTGGAAATTATGATCCGAAAGATGCGTGGATGTACTCTTCTTTCTGGTACAAGGATTTTGACGGAATGGCATATAAAACAATGCTGCGGCAGCTTATCAGCAAGTGGGGCATCATGTCCATTGATATGCAGAGTGCCATTGATGCTGATATGGCTGTCATCAATGAGGATGGGACAAAGGACTACGTTGACAATGATCCTGATGTCATCACCGTTGAACCGATTGAAAAAGCGGAGCCGGAAGCAACTGAAGAAGCTGCTGAAGACGTGGAAGCGGCGCTGTTTGCTGCGGATGGCGAACACGGAAAGGATGCCTAAATGCTAAACAAAATTGTTTTGATGGGTCGATTGACCCGTGATCCTGAACTGCGCCATACGCAGAGCGGAACAGCGGTTGCAAGTTTCAGTTTGGCTGTTGACCGTGATTTCAAGGGGCAGAACGGAGAAAAAGAAACGGACTTCATTGATGTTGTCGCATGGAGAAACACGGGCGAATTCGTCAGCAAGTATTTTACAAAAGGTCGAATGGCTGTTGTGATGGGTCGGCTGCAAATCCGTGATTGGACAGATAAGGACGGAAATAAACGCAGAAGTGCAGAAGTCATTGCTGACAATGTGTATTTCGGCGATTCCAGAAGCAAAGATTCCGGTTCCGCACAAGACAACGACAATGCTTCAAGTGGCGGAACACAGGACTTTGCAGAAATCGAAGATGACGGTGAACTTCCGTTCTGAGCTATAGGCAAAAACTGATATCCCTGTTGGTAGGTGGCAGACCATCAGAAAGGATGCAAAATGAAGATTGATAAATTTTGGAATGGGCTGAAGCAGATTTCCAATGGTGATTATGTGCTGGAAGGAAATTTAATTTCCGAAGAAACCATTGAAATTGATCTGGATGACCGATTTGTGATCAAAGGACGGGTTGAATCAAAGAAAAATATCATCGTGCGCTGTGGCATCAATGCTGGCGAGGGCATCAAGGCTGGCTGGGGCATCAATGCTGGCGAGGGCATCAATGCTGGCTGGGGCATCAATGCTGGCGAGGGCA